GCGTGCGGATACAACAACCAGCCAGTGCTCATAGCATTAGGTGAGTACCGTGTCGAGTTACTCTAATGAGTAGCATAGAGTTAAATGTTGACTACCTGCTAAGCGGGGAGGATCAAGAAAACAACAGAATAGGTGAGGCTCTGGGCTTAAAAGATGTCTATGATATTAACGTGACGCTCGAGTATACGTACCGTGCGGCTCAACCTCAAACACTTTACGACCCTGCTTGGCCTGAAGAAATAGAGGTTGAAAGCTATTACATAGCAGGTGTTTATGAAGACAGCGCGTACGTTCCTATATCAAAAGCCCAGAGCGACCTACTTTTAAGTTTGAAACCCCACATAATAGATACACTGCGCTTAATAGATAGCATAATCGACAGTCGCAACGATAATTAAAACTAATCAGGTGGGCGTTGTGCCCACTATAACCGAGGATAAAAAAATGCAGAACTTTTTAATGTGTTCAAGACACAAAATAACCCCAGAGCAACATGCTCTAGCACTCAAAGCGGGGATTACCTTGCATCAAGGTACTGACCTTGACGCGTTCGCTCCCAACCACCACCTAATTAAACAGGTGTGTGACCAGGGGGTTTTTGAAGGTGTCATTGTAGTGCATACGTCGCTGGGCTTAAAACTTTCTACCGCCTACCGAATAGGTGTGTTTGAAAATGCCGATAGAGCACCAGAAGGTGCACCACCTTCGTTTCAGGCCGTTGGGCTTGAAGTCTTTGACCTAGTGCCGCGCCTAGCGGCATGGGAATATGCAGCAAATTATGACATGATAAAAGTATAAAAACTAATCAGGTGGGCAGCAATGCCCGCCACAATTGGAGTAAAAAATGAATAATGTGAACATAGTAAGAGCAGTTGCCTTGGCAGTAGCCTTCGCCTCTGGATGTGTGGCTTACCACACATATTTCAAAACGAGCCACGAGAACTACGTAGAGTTAAAAAACACGAAGTCGGGAAAATTTGTCATTATAAATGACGTAAAAGGTGAGGGTCACATATATGAGCTTAACGAGCTAGAACCAGTACCCGTGCCGAACCAAAACCTAAGTACATACAGCTCAGGTGCAAGCCAAAGCTATCAACTGCCAATGGGCAACAAACACTAAACTTAACAGCGGGTAGCAATACCCGCGAGGATTTAAAATGGAAATGGTACAAGACCCAACAGAACTTTTACACGAGTTCCCAGCCCATGTGCTAACGATTCACAAAAAATACAAGGGGGAGATGCAGAAAACCCATGGCATACCTGAAAGCATTTATATAAGGCTAGAAGTAGAGCAAAAGATGCTCTACATAGATACCCGCTTTTTAACAGCGGCTGGACTGGTGGCTAGTTTAATTGAATGGCGCAAGCTGCCATCATACAGGGGAACACTGCTTAAACGCATGGCGGCAGGGACTGGCAAAGTAGAAGGTGCGGTTAACTGCGTGGCGTTTGATTTAATCCCCGTGTCAGAACAAAGCGCGGGTGACGTGGATGATAGCTTGAAGCGTATTAGACCAAGGCGAGGCAGACCGCTGACCGTGCATAAGCGCATTAGGTATCAGAAACAAGCGAGTGAAGTCGCGGGAAAGTTAGCTAACTTCAACGATCAGGTGGGTAACTGGAGGGAGGCATACGGACACTTGCCGATATACGAGGAGCTGCACAAGTATATTAAAGATGCTAAACGGACGTATGAAGAAGCCTATAACATGCTCAGTCTCGGGCGTAGGTCTAAGGTAAGAGCAGAAAGGCGACCTGGTGTGCCTAAAAAGGCTATCCATATCGCGTACATAAGATGTACGGGGCTTGACGAGTTAATCACTAAAGATAGTGAGGCGATATATAAGCTTATCCGAAAGTTTGTCCAGGATGAGCGGGGCAATTTTACATTGCAGGAGCGAGAATATATCCCCCCTATAGATAAGTCGGAGTGGATAGGCAGATACGAACAAGGTGAGGATAAGGACGGTGAGAACGCATATAAACACTTATACGTACCGATAAGTATCATTAAAGCAGGGGTCTATAACAATGACATTTTAGGATACAAACACGACAAGCGATACCTAGAGACCTGCCAGAAGTATATTGGCTTTAGGGGCTTTAGATGCGCTAAGTTTGACTTGGGGGCTCTCGATGACTAGGGCAGAACACAATAGGAAATATAAAGAAGAACATAGAGAAGCTATTAAGGCGCAGAAGAAACTGTATAACGCCCTGCACGCAGAAGAAAGGAACGCCAAGGCTAGAGAAGCCTATGCTATGAAGAAAGAAGAAGCTAGGGCAGAGATGGAGAAAATGACAAGGGCTAAAGTAACTAGACACGCAAAGCCTAAGGTTAAACCTATTAAGGTAATAGATCAGCCTGCTGATACGGTGACGCTGAAAGAAATAGCCAGAGAGCTAGGGCTGACTATGTTTTTATTGCGGACAATAGCTAAAGAACCTGCCTTTAACATGCCTAGGGTTACTATGCTTAGAGTGGATGGGGTGGACTTATATAACGTGTATGAGATTAGGGAGTGGATGCAGGTCTATAAAGAGGCACTCATAAACAGAACTATTCTAGGTACAAGTAAGCGTAAATCAGGAGGCATAACGCTAACTAAAGAGGTAATGATGCTAGTAAACTGGGTAGTAAACTGCGCTCACATCGAGCGGCATACCATGCGGTTACAGCAAGAAACAGCTAGCAAAAGACTATGCGCTAGCTATGGCGTCAAATCACTATTGGAGATTAAATTATGAAAAAACTAGATCAATATAAATTAAAAGACGCGCTAGAACATGCGCTATTTTTAATAAACCAAGAAGAATCCGAACCAGAAAGTTTTAACTGGTGGGATAAAGACCCAGTAATATGCGAGCTAAACGGATACAGGTGGTATCTAGGTCAAGAAGCTGATGAAGAAATGAGTTGGGAAGAGGCTAAGGCTTGGTGCAAATCAGTCGGTGGGGAGTTACCACCTAGAGACATCTTGCTTCAATGTTTCTTGAATGAAGACATCAGGCCGTTGTTTAAACCAGAGTGGTACTGCTCCAGTACCGAGTACAATGCGACGTACGCCTGGGAGCAGGACTTCAACAATGGCGACCAGAGCGCCAACTACAAGACCTACCACTACTACGTTAGAGCTGTTAAGAGGGTTAAGATATGAGCAAAGAAAGAGATCTGTTGAAGAAGATTTGGGAAGATTTAGACGGTGACAGAGATAATTACAATTCATTATGCGAGGAGATAGAAGAACTACTAGCCCAACCTGAAGCTGGATCAAGACTTGCCAAGCGTGAGCCGTTGAGTGATGAATGGCTTAAGGATAATATAGGTTTTATTCATAGGGACGTTTCTTTTACTGATTTAGTTAGAGGTGTTGAAAAAGCACACGGCATTGGGGAATAGATATGAAAAACACTGTAATTTATGATATGAAAAACATTGTAATTTATGTAGAACAAATTCCAGAATATTTTAACTCTGACTTAAGTATTACTATTACTTGTAAAAAACAAGAATTATATGAAGCTTACGCAATTATAGATTATTTATCTAGCATAATTAATATCACGTTTAAAAGGATAGACAATGATTGGAGGCGATGAATGACACAACAAACACATGGCGGCAAAGGCAGCAAACAACGCCCAACAGATCAACAGAAGTATCGGGACAATTGGGATGCTATTTTTGGTAAAAAGAAAGAGGAAAAGAAATGAAACTATACGAGTTAGGTAATGACAAACGATTTAAACTAATTGAGGACAGCTCAGGCACAGTGTTCTTATTAGATCATATAGACGGGGCATACTCCGTATGCTTCATAGGCAATGCGATTGTACACATATCGGCTAATGCTGAAATAGAAGAGGTGGAGTGATGAGATTAGATGACGTTAAGTGGGTTGCTTTAGTATGTACAGTATGGGGATTAGTGTTGGCGGCGGCAATGATTTGGATACCTAAAGATTTATGGGAATTACTATGAAAAAGTACACAGTAAACGTATGGCAGCAAAGGAGTGCTTATGAAGGCTTATTACAATGAGTTCGATCCACAAGTAGCGTCACAATTTATCAAAGCATTTATGGAGATTTAATATGAAAAAGTATACAGCGATAATTAATTTTAAAATTGAAATCGAAGCAGAAGATCAGGACGCGGCAGAATATATAGCGTCAACAGCCCTACCTAAAACGTATTACTTCAGATGCGATACGGGCAATGGTAAATATTTAAGAGGGTTAGCCCCTGTGGTCTTTGCAAACGAAGCGGAGAAAGAAGGCAAACCAGAAGGATACTGGAGGAATAGATGAATGAAAATCCTACAGGATAAAATGAAATACCCGCGAGTAATAACGTGGATAATTCATCACCGATACAACCAGTATTGTAATTGCAAGCTCAGAACACGAAAGCAATTCCAAAACCACTATCAGGCAAAACTAGGTTGGAGGAATAGATAAGCGAGTGAGGGTGTGGTAAAATAAACAACTGTTATCAAAGATAAGAGGTTTTAAATGTTGTCAGAAGATGAATGCTACGAACTATGGTACTCAAAAAATGACTTAGTGGAAACTATACGCCTGATCTATGAGACAGGTTTTAACGCGGGGCAAAAAAAGGTTAAAAAGAATGGCAAACAAAACGTCAAACAAAAATCGCAAGAAACCGAAGAGCAACCCTTTTAAAGCAAGTGAACAGTATGGCAGATGATATAGACAAAGCTAATGCTCAAGCGCAGTTAATACTTGAAGTTCAAATAAAGCTAAACAAAAAGGACATTGATCCCTTTCAAAATGAGTCAGGTCAATGTTGGGAGTGCGATACCCCTGTTGCAGATAATCGCAGATGGTGCTCAATAGAATGTAGAGACGCGAGTGAGTTATGAAACAAAAAAGAGAAATAGACGGATACTTTGACACTCATGCAGTTATTGTGTGGGTAATGATAATTATAGCAACTATTTACGGGTACGCTAAATGGGGTCTTTGCTTCTAAAGGTTTGCTATGAATTGGGCAGACTTTGTTTTTCCACCCATAAATCTTTGGAATTACCCTAAACAAAATGAGGATTATAAAATGAGCGATTTAGAAGATATAAATTTAAGTAGTCACCACGAAACAATTGTTAAGCCTGTATGGAAAATAAAAGAATCACCTGCAACACCCGATCTGATTAACAGCCCAGCGCATTATAAAAAAGGCGGTTTTGAAGTATGGGATATAATAGAGGCCTTTGGGTTAAACTATACTATAGGTAATGTGGCTAAGTATATCCTTCGCGCGGGACACAAGGGTAATAAATTGGATGACTTAAAGAAGGCTAGAGCCTATTTAAACAGGGAGATAGAAAAAATAGAGGGTAAGAAATGAAAGAGCTATTTAAGAAATGGTTTTGCCCCCCTCATAAGTGTATTATTTTTAGAAACTACTATGGGATAAATAAAAAAGTGTGCGTTGATTGTGGGAAAGAACACCCCATAGGCGAAGCGCATTTTATAAAGCATCAGAGGTAACCATCATGGTACAGTATAGATGAAAGTGTTAGCCCTGCTCTTAGTGTTATTGCCTACACTGAGTTCAGCAGGAGAAAAAGAATGCTTAGCAGCTATAATGGTCAGCGAAGCATCAGGAGAAAGTTTAGAAGGATTGGTAGCAGTAGCTCAGGCAAGTATAAATAGGGCGAAGGCTACTAGGCGTGCGGTGTGTAATATAAAAGGTGTTACACGTAAGAGTCCACCTGCGGATTTAGCAGAGTATTATATGGCGCTAGCCGAGTCTATTTTAAAAGGAGGCAAGTCTATTGTCGGTGCTGCGGATAGCTGGGAAAGAAGTAGAATACCAAAATACGCGGGTAAGATTACCCGTAGAATAGAACACCACACCTTTTATGTATCTAAAAGATTAAACTAGGAGAAAAGAATGAAAGTAGTGTTAGAAGAATATACGAACCCTTTTAATCTAGGGAAATACGCTGGCATTTGTTATGGGAGAGAAGGCAATGACGAGAAACGATTGGCTCACATTATTGGGGTTGGGCACTTATCTGTGTTGCGGTTTGGTAGTGCTGTATTTCGCATTGAAGGAATTAGCAGAGTATGCCTAGCCCAGCTTACAAGAAGTAAGCACTTAGATTATTTAGTACGAAGCTCTAGGTATTGTGATGAGAGTGAGGCCGAGTATATTTTGCCTGTTGCATTTGAAACCATACACCCAGAGAACCTTGAAGTTATTAATCGTCACATACAAGAGGGCGTGCAGCTCTATAAAGAACTGCGGGATGGGGGGTTTGCTAAGCAAGACGCTAGATATATCTTGCCACAAGCGCAGGGAACAGAACTCTATGTAGTGGGTAACTATCAAGCATGGGTAGACTTTATTAAACTTAGAACATCTAAATCCGCTCAGCTTGAGGTACGAGAAGTAGCCCTTAAAATCAAACTGCATTTACAACACGCTGCGCCTATTATATTTGGTGAACCCGATGCCTTGGATTGAATTAAACGATGATCGTAGAATACCCACAGATGAAATAGTGTATGAGCTATCCATTTGCTGGGAGGAGTATTCACAAAATAAAAACGATCCTGAAACTAATGAAGCGATAGCCTTTATAGTTCAAATAGCTGCGGCTAGGATGTACATAATCAATAAAAGAAACCACTTCTTAATAGTGGGGTTGATAGTCACTAATGTGTTATGGGCGTTAAATAAAATAGGAGTACTCTAATGACCCCTGAAGGTGTTGTTAAAAAACGAGTTAAAGAAATCCTTGTTGATATAGGGGCTTGGTACTGTATGCCTGTAGGTTCAGGTTATGGTAAATCAGCAGTGCCTGATTTTATCATTTGTCATCAAGGATTTTTTATCGCCATTGAAACAAAAGCGGGCAACAAGCAAGCCACGGCTATACAGGCTAGAGAAATAGAACGAATAAAAGCTGCAGAAGGTATAGCGTGGGTTATTAATGAAACCAATATAGCGGAGTTAAAAGAATGGATATTATCGGTGTCGACCTTGAGACCTATTACGACAAAAAATACAGTCTCTCAAAAATAAGTACTCAAGA